TAAACACGGTCAAGCGCTCGCTTTAAGAAATGGGGCAAGTATATTCGCTTTACCTTCGCTTGCTGAAAAAGCAATAAAGAAAGAGTTTGGGAAAAACGATCCAGACTTTGACATCGAAAAACATTTTGTCGAAGAGGTCGCTATTGTCAATTTAAGTAAATTTCATAGTTATTTTGAGGAGGTGGAGTGATGAGTTATGATTTGGAAATCTTAGCGAAAATAGAGAGTGGAGATTATATTTGTATTGCTGAACCTAGATATAGTTCTCCGACCTACAATCTCGGGAAGATGTTTAGAATTGCTATGGATTGGGATTTTGATCAAGGCACTACGTACAACATTGCTGATGTTTTAGATAACATTCAACGCGGTATCTCTGAATTAGAACGACACCCTAAAAAATATGTACAGTATGAACCTGAAAATAAATGGGGAACAGTCAGTGATGCATTAGAAGTTTTGAGATCGTTAAGGGACTGTATTTTAGAACAAGATATTGACACAAAATATTTATATGTGAGGTGGTAATATGAAACGACCAAATAGATACCCGTACACACGAAGCCAGTGGCGAGTTCTTTATAAATTTAACCATGAAACCCGTCAGATAGAACCGTACTTATTAAATAATCTTACATTTAAAACAAAGGAGGTGGAGTGATGGATGAGCAAAACATTTTAGAGACACAATTGATTTTAGGTAAGCAAGTTTTAGAGATTGTCTTGGATTTGCTAAAAAACGACTCAAAAGCAGGGGCAGTTTTGCCTTTAAATATAAATGATCATGATTTTACTATCACGATTGAAAAGGAGGTCACAGATTGAAACGATTCATAGCTATCTGGATTTTATTGTCTGCCGGATTGAACATCTGGCAGTCGGACAGAATTGCAGAACTAGAAAAGAATAAGCCGCTGGTTATCTATAAGGCAGATAACGCAGGCGCTGAGATATTCGGCAAAGTCGTCGAGAAAGGACGACATGGGAAGTTGTATACAGTGACTATCAGAGGTTATGGCATTTTCGTAGTTACGAAAGACGTATACGATAAAGCGAAAGTTGGGGATGAGGTGATGTTATGACAACAAACATGGAATTATTAGCGCATCATGTCGAGCATTGGGCGAAAGAGCGAGGGTTAGACAATCCCGACAATAGCACGGCTCAAGCATTGAAGTTATTTGAAGAAGCAGGCGAACTAGCACAGGCACATCTCAAGAAACGAGACGATGAGGGCAAGGATGCTGTGGGTGACATTTTGGTAGTGCTGACCATCTACTGTCAGCAGAAAGGTTGGTCTATTGCTGAGTGCTTTCAAATGGCATGGAATGAGATCAAAGACCGTAAAGGCAAGATGGTAGACGGCTCGTTTGTCAAAGAGGAGGATTTATAAAATGAAAAAACTAGGAATCATTATTGGGGCGGTATTTGTAATCGTTGTATCGCCATTCGTAGTTCAGTATGGATGGAATGAGATTATCACAACGATTGTTCCAGTTGGTAAAATTACAGTCTGGCAAGCTTTAGGGATGGATGCACTACTATCTTTCATCTGGCCTGTGTTATCCAGCAAAAAAGAATCTTATGAAGATTATTCATACGCTGTAAAGAGCAGTATTTCAAAAATCATTACATGTGCATTTTTGATATGGTTAGCTAGTTTGTTCATCTAAGGAGGATTTGGCATGATACCAATCAAGAGGTTAGGAAGAATGAGAATCAACAACAGAAAAAGGTTAGAGTCTTGTTCATTATTTGAATGTCCTAAATGTGGCTCTCTTGTTATTAGGCCAACAGGGGAAGGCAATAGATTAACTGCGTGCAGTCAATCTTGTTCACAGTTAGGGATTAGGAGAGGCTCTTATAAAAAGAGCGTTATTATTAGTGGATATGAATACATTTATATGCCTGAACATCCCAATGCCATGAAATCTGGGTATGTTGGAAAACATAGATTAGTATTGGAAAATAAATTAGGGAGGTTTTTAAAAAATAATGAAGTTGCGCATCATGTGAATGAAAACAAATTAGATAATAGACCTGAAAACATCGAATTGATGTCATTTTCGGAACATTCGAGACTGCACGCAAAAGAAAAATGGGAGGAGCGTGGTGGATTTGTTACGATTTAGAGCGTGGTTGAAGAAAGAACAGAAAATGGATAATTATATCGACCATATCAGTTGGCTAGAGGATGAGTTATATTGTATTGGGGATGGAATTACTTACATGGTTTTGGCAGAAGATTTAGTACTCATGCAATCAACAGGACTCAAAGACAAGAACGGCAAGGAAATCTTTGAGGGGGATATACTAAAATTTAATGATGAGTGGAATGAATATTGTCACGAGGGCTATGTAGATGGCTCGGTCGAAGGTGTTAATTACGTTGAAGTGGTGAAAGGTGAAGCTTGTTTTGAATTCGGTAAAACTAGATACCCAGAATCATCTCTATTCATTTATATGGAAGATGAACATCTTTCGTTCGCTGAATTGGTAAAGGATAAAGACTTTGGGTTTGAAATCGTCGGCAACGTCTACGAAAATTCAGAGCTTTATTGGCTAATCGAGGAGATGGAACATGAGTGAGTATGCTTTGTATGAGGGCGACACATTCATTACCATGGGCACTCTTGCTGAAATCAGCAAACAAACAGGAATCGCTGAAAGGATGTTGAAGTATTATACTTTTACATCCACGCAAAGAAGAAATCCAAATGGTAGAGCTGTTGTAAAGATTGAGGTGGATGATGAAGGATAGTAAATTTTTTTCGGAACAGATCAGATTGTGGAGAATTGGTAAAGGTCTATCTTTAACAAAAGCTTCAAAGAGATTTGGTATTAGTCCAAGGACATTTTCAAATTGGGAACGAGGTATGATACCAAGTGATCGTCAGAAAGAGCGTCTGTCAAAAGAGTTAGGATTGGACAGAGATGTTTTATTCAAGAAGTGTGAGATTGGAAATCTTAATGCGCTTTTGAAAGAAAAACGTTTGGAACAAGGGCTTACTCGTACAGAATTAGCAAAGCATTTGGGGTATTATGAAACAACCATAAGAAACTGGGAGAAAGGTTTGGAAATTTCTGAATGTGAAGCTGAAGATATCTGCACGTTCTTTGGAATTGAAGTATAAAAAAAGCCAAGGCACTCTCTGCCTCAGCTATAATCTCAATAATATTATTATATCACAAAGGAGATAGAGAGTGAACAAGGCTAAAGAGCTATTGAAAGAATTACAAGACCTTGACATGGACATTCAAAGCCGTATAGATGAAATCAATGAGCTTGAGGCAGGTTTGCTCTCAAGTCCTAAATGGGCAGATGTCAAAGTCAAAGGTGGACAAACTAGAAAAGTTGATGATGTCTATACTCAGCTGGTAGTGATGAAAGAGGCTATAGAGCAGGATACTAAAGAGGTTATTAACAGAAAACTTGAATTAGGTAGAATGATCAATAGGCTTAAAAATCCAAAAAGTAGGTCTGTCCTTAGAATGACTTACATTACTAAGACTTACATTGAGGATATTTGCGACAATTTGAGAATTAGTAAGGCAACTTATTACAGATTACGCAAACAGGCTGAGTCCGAACTGGAGGAGACAATCATAGACAAAGTGAGCTAAAGTGAATGCGCATGAAGTCTAAAATCTGTTAGAATGGTAGTGTCAAGAATTGAAAAGAGAGGTACCTGAAATCAGGGTGTCGTAAAGCCATTGAGGGTTCGAGTCCCTTCCTCTATTTCGTTCATTGATGTCTCCTTTATATTTTTCATTTTATTTCAGAGGCTTCGGCCTCACATGGCGGTGACAGGTAAGTGGTTTCTCTCCTACGTTTTTCCAATCTTCGGTTCGATTCCGGACATCGCCGTTAAAGACTACAAAAAAATAAATCAGAAAATTTATTTCTAATTAACACGCAAGGTAGTAGTCGCCTTGCAGTTGGAACGTAGCTCAGTTGGTGGAGCGATATGACTATAAAGGGTCTGAAACGTAGGCAGGTTCGAGTCCTGTCGTTCCACTTGTATCTCT